GGATTAGTCAAACCCACAGAGTTTAGATCAACAGTTCCAAATGTATAGTTAGATCCTCCATTAGTTATTTCAACCGAGTCCATTTTACCAGCTGCGTTTACTGTTACAGAACATTTACCACCACTTCCATCACCTTTGATTGGAACGTTGTTATAAGTTGCAGCAGTTCCATAACCAACACCACGATTTGTAATGGTTACAATTTTTAATTGTCCACTACTTGAAGCATTATTTCTCACAGCAGCGACATCATTATTTGTAGGCCAATTTTGAGGTAAAGGTATGAAACTTGTTGAATCAAATTTAATAATACTATTTGGATCAATTGTAAAAAGATACTTCCAAATGTATCCATCACCAGATGTTCCAGCAGATCTTGGTTCTAAATCAGTAAATAGAGGTTCATCAAGAGATGGTCTTCCATTGGTATTTTCTGGAGTAGTTCCGTTTTGTAGACAAATATATACTCTAAAATTTTGATTCATTACATAATAATTTGTATCATACAAATTAGTTGAACTAGTTTGAGGAGACAAATTAGATCGAGAGTAATCATCTCGATACATTTCATATGTTGTTCCTGATGACCAACTTATCTTTCTAACAACTCTTGCGATATCATCTGAATTTATCTTTTTAAGAGCGATCATTGTATCCCAGTAATCATTCTCTTCACTAAAAGCATCTTTTGGTGAGGGTGGATTTTCATTCCAATCTGATTGAAAATCAGTTGGGTTTGGTAGTCCAATCCAAGCATAATAACTATTTGCAGTTGAAGCTATCCCTGTTACAAAATTCTCAGAGTTTAATATTCGCAGTTGATCAGTTATAATTGCTGACATTTTATTAATAACTTTTTTTTATTTATGTTAGATGTAGGACTCTTTTAAATCCCTTGATCGAATGATCACTGGGCCAGTCTTAATTCCTGTAACACCGTCTGTATTTACAACTGTAAATGAATTAGTTTCTGGTTTAATAAAGTCATGTAAACGACCCCAAGAGTATTTACCATAGTAAAGACCATTGATAGTTGTTCCAATACCAACAGGCCTAGTAATACCCTCAATGGAATCAATACTTACAGTTACTCTTCTAAGAGTAGTGTTACCAACTCCAGTAGATAATAAAGCAGGCCCAGTTATGTTTTTAGCACTATGCACCTTGTATATATTATCTAGGTGAATTGTTCCTACTCCTGATATTTCATTATCATTTCCAATTGCACCTTGATATGAAGTTACTCCACCACCAACATTCGTTTCAAATGCAGTAAAGTAGTATCCTGATTGAATACCACTTACAGCAACAGCAGATCCCATAACTGATGTATCACGAAGAATTGAATTATCTGGAACATAAAGATCGAGTTGTAATGCTGTTCCTATTCCAGCAACTGCTGTCGTAGCAATTCCAACTATGTGTCCAAAATCACCTTGATATTTAATACTTGAAACCGTTTCTTGAGTTTGAGCTTGTGCTTCAATCATAACAACTGGTGGATTTGTATTTGTGTATCCAGCACCAGCATTCACTATCGTAATCGCAGAAACAGTTCCAACGCCAGATATAGTTGCAATTGCTGTTGCGTTCGTTGAGGTAGTTCCAATACCAGCATGAATTGTTCCAATACCAGCAGTTACACCAATCGAAACTAAGGGTGTGGATGTATATCCAGATCCACCACTAGAAATAATTGCTGTTGATATTCCACCAGTTCCTGAGACAAGTGCTGTTGCAGCAACACCAGTTTTAGTTGTTCGATCAAAAATTAATACACTTTGTCTAACTTCAACAATATCATCTGTTTGATTGAATAGTGGAACTGCTGTATCCACAAATATTTCAGTTGAAGCAGCAGAAACATTTTTAATAATATATGCGGTTGGACGAATGCCTGCCTCTAATTCAACTCTATCTTTTCCAACATCAATATTTCCAATTACAACATCAGATATTTGTTTCTTCCAAGTTACTGGTCTTTCTAATGTTCTATTCGTAGTGATTCCAGCATCAATGTAAGTATTTGTAGTAACAGCGTCTGAAGTTGTAATACCACTGATTGTTCGAGGTGATTGTTGATATACAAAATTAAGTCCGTTATCTGGATACTGATTAATTGTTAATTTATCACCAGGCTTAACTGTTTCCAAAATATCAACATCAACCACATCATGTTCAGATCCACGATAGTAATAAATTCTTAGTCTGTCTCCCAATTTAGGAGCTTCGGAGAATGTTATTTGTGAACCACCATTAAACACATAACTTTCAAAAGGAATCTGAATAATATCATTTAAGAAGACTAAACAATTATATTCTGGCTTGATTGGAGATCCTTTTGCAGATCTTAATGTAATTGGTGTCTCTGTTGCACCAATTGTTTTTGTAATGTTGAATGTTTTTCTATCACCATCAAATAAATTTTCAAATGTGTTTAGTTTTTCTATCTCACCGAAAGTAAATCCTGAGAAACTATCATTAAATGTATCTTCAACAGTCAGAGCAAAATCTTTAACGACTAAATTAGCATCTGTTAGGATACCAGCCTGACCACCCTCTTCAATTGTAAGGACATCACCAATCTTATAATTATATCCATAATTTGTAATTTGAAAACTAATTACGCTTGATGCAGCACCAACACGAACAGATACAGATGCACCAATACCAGTTGAACTACCGACCAATCTCATGTTTTCATAATTAAGTGGTAAATCAAATTCAAGATCTGGAGGAGTTGCAGAACTGAATCCAGAACCACCACCGTTTGTAATCGTCACCGATGTTACTAAACCAGCAGACACATTTGCCTTACCGATAGTTACGATACCAGAATTTCCAACTGCCTTGACAAGAATATTTGTTTGAAGTCCAACTCGATAACCAGATCCACTATTTCCAATAGATACAGACTCAACAGTTCCAGCAGCAGATACGATTGCAGTTCCACCAGCTGCAACTAATGGTTGATAACCAAAGGATGAAGTCTCTGCAACAGAAACAATAATACCACCTCTAGGTATGGATGAAACATTAACATCATAACTTACTGATACTCCAGCACCTGTGAAACTTACAGATGTAATACCAGCAGTTTCAACAATATTGTAATCATCATTTGGATTTTGGAATATTTCGTTAAGAAGAATTATACCTGTATTTGTCGCAAATCCAGTAACGTTTGCACCACCAGACTTAAGAATAAAGTTTGTTGCGATTCCCGTAAATTGATCCTCAACAGTATCAAATAAAAAGTTATTTGAATATGTATCCTGAGTTCCGCCAGGAATACCAGTGTGTGTAAATACACGACCAACGAAAGTAGATGTGGTTGTTAAACCAGCTGGGCCTTTTGAACCTTTAGGTGCATCTGTGAAACTTATCGCATCTTTAACAATCTGATAATTACCTAAGAATTTGGTAACAGTGTCATCTTCACTATGATTTGCAAGTGCAGAATTAAGTTGAGCTCTCTTAACTAATAACCTATTTGAAGCACCAATACCAATTGTATCAATCTTCATAAATTCATTATTAATCTTAATCACATCTCCTGAGAAGAATGATGATATTCCAGATAAAGTTATAAAGTCACTAACTGTTCCAGCGTCTGTAGCAAGTGTAGTATTCACTGGAGATTGAATTACAGGACTTTGAATGTTGTTGTCAAGAGTAATTAAGGCCTTAGAATTAAGATTTTTTGCACTGAATGATTGAGTTGTTCCAATTCCAACAGATGTAATATCAAGAATATCGGGGACTGGTTGAAGTGCATCAGAAGCACTTCCAGCAAGTTTAAATTTATTTTCTGCAATCTTAACTGCAAACACTGTAGGTGGTAATTTATTAGTAACTCCAATTCCAGTAATTGTAGTTGCTGCAATTCCAATGTTCATGGTTGTTCCAGAACCAATTGGATTGTATGTTAATTCTTCACCAGTTTGGAAGAAGTGATTATTAACTATAAATTGATTATTTACTAAATCCACGACAGAATCATCTTCAGAATCAAAAACTTTATGGAATATTGGATCTCCTGTATGTTTTAAATCAAATGAGAATTTAATATCATTATCTGTTCCTGTATATGTTCCTTCTTGTGATTTCAATCTAGAATCTGTAAATGTAACAAATCCAACACCACCAGTTCCAGTTTCTCTAAGATTATATTGGAATACCTTTGTTGTAACGGCTGTATTTGCTGGAGGACTTAAAAGAAGTTCTAAATCGCCACCAGATGCAGATGAATATCCAACACCAATAGTTCCAATACCAGAAAAACTGGTAGGATTGAGAGAGAAGTTATCCATATAACCAAACTCTATAAAGTATGGAGTTACAGTATCATGTATCATCGTTACTTGAGTAACTGCATATCGATCATTGGTTGTATCATGTATTTCAATCAATGCATCAGAAGCCACATATGTGTTTGAACTAAATCCACTGATTCTTGTTGGTTGTGGAGTTCCTGTTGCTGCAATATTAGTCGTTGTGGTTAAGATTTGATTTAACGAAATAGTTGTGCTTCCAATACCTGTTGCTGTTGATCCAATTGATGTTTGATGAACTCTCATTGTAACACCGATACCAGTTACAGGTGTAAAGTAAACACTTGTAATACCAGACCTTACATCCGCACCAAATGTTCCCAATCCTACGCCTGGAGAGTCAGTTTGTGAAGTATTATCAGTAGTCATCTGAGCATAATCTAAAAGATACACTTCCTCACTATCATTTAAAACAACTAATTCATTTAATTGACTTCTCTGTTCTCCACCTAGTTCATTTGTTAATACAAGTAATTTTGTAGTTGTAAATGCAGTTGTTCCAAATCCTACAACTTGAACAGGTGATGGATCAGTTGAACCAATACCAGAAGAAACTGATTTAATTTTATAACCAGTTCCTACAGTTAAAGAACTAATACCAGTAGTTTTAGTATCTTTAAATGTTTCTTGTGAAAGTATTCTTACTGCATAATTATTATTCTTAGATTTAGCTGGGAAGAATCTTAAAGATCCAATATTACCAGAAATGTTAAAATCAAAATCACCAAGATCAATTGTTGTTTCAACACGACCAAATTTCATCATGTAACCATTAGATCCATCATGAAGTAGATTAATTTGAATTATTTCTTTTTCACCAGAAAATCTAGTATCAAATATTAAAACATAAAACTTAACTCCATCGACTTCAGTGATATCAAAATCAGCAATATCTGAGAATGCAGTCGCACGAGGCAGATCGTTAAACTGTGAACTTATACTATCAATTGGAATTACACGATTAGTTCTCGACTCAATGTAATCGGTGATAATTTTATTATTAAAGTTGATTTCATCTGATGCAAATAATCCGCCAATATTTTTTGAATTTTCTGTAACTAAATCAAAATCATATGTTTTATGAAGTGATTCATCTTCACTGACTAGATCAGAAACTACAACCCCAACATTGGAAGAAACTCCGACAGTTGCCTTGCTTCTATTTTTATCATCAGTGGATGCGATTGAAACAATATTTACATCTGCGAAGTTTTTAAATCCAACAACATGAGTTAAACTATTAACAGGATCTTTCCAAGTTTCATATTGAATTGGACTGTTTAAAGAATATGAGAAATTTTGATAGTAATCGTTGTCTTGTATTTTTTGAAGTTCTGTATTTAATTTACCAGTCTCTCTTCTAAATCCACTTCTTACCTCTGAATTTGAATCAATTTCATAAGAGGAAGTAAACGTATTTGTTTGAGTAACAAATGCAATGGATTTTGATGATCTACCATTTATTGAATCTCCAATAGTAAAAGTATCATTAGAAAGAATTTTTAAATATTTGTTGTCTTCATTCCATGCAACAACAGTTCCAATTTTATCACCAGTGCTTACTATTTCTCCTACACTAAATTGATTTGGTTTAATACCAATATTAAATATCGCAACATCTTCAAAAGGTATAACTCTTCCAGAGGATGATGGCCCACTAAAGATGCCAGGATTTGTAATTAATGTATCCAACTTATAAGACACAGTTGCATTTCCACCGCCAGGATTCGTATTAACACCTGTAATTACAAAAGGTTCATAAGAATAATTTGAAGAATTGTATCCACTCCCAGTTGATCCAATTCCAATATTCTCAACATATATTTTCTTACCTAAAGTAAATGGATATGTAGATTCAGTAAAGGTTCCTTCAAGAGTTAAAGCTACAACATTGGTTCCACTTGTGTAAGAAAGATTTTTAACTTTGATACCATTAGTATTATTAGTTGCAACTATTTTAGGATCAGTGTCGTATAAAGAATTTGTATTTTTCAATAATTCAACTTCAGAAACAGAAGTTCCTTGTAATTCAGATCTAGTAATAATTTCATTGTTAATCTGACCTGTAACTCGGTCAATTACAATTACTTTTGGTGGTTCTAAGTAATTTTTGCCACCAGAACTGATTCCTATATTGGAAATAGTTGATAATCTATCTAATCTTAAAATTTGTGGTAATTGAACAGATGGTTGAATGGTGTTATCAGCAGAATAATCAAATCCAATATTTTTATTCGTATATCTTCTTAGAGTTCCAACATCTGTGCTGTTTAATCTTACGATAGCACCAACACCCTCGGTTGAAGCAATTGAAGTTACAACTGGTATTGTTGTATAATTTCTACCTTTTGAAACTAATTGAATATTATCAATTGATCCAGAAGTTGTTGTTGATGAAGTTGCGTATTTTAAAATTACAGACTCCTCTCTAGTATATCCATCTTTTTCTGGTTGTCTTGGGATATTAAATGTAAACGTGGTATTTCCTATTCCACTAATAACGTAAGTTCCGTTATAAACGCTATCACTTATTTTTAAACTAGAGTAATTAACTACATCTTTATCTACAACTGTATTTCTTTTAGAATCAGCGTCTATATTTAAATTAATAGGTGTTAATTTATAAAATAATTCTTTTGGACTGTTATCAGTTAAAGAAAGATCAACTCTTGCTGTTGTGGTAACACCTACTGTTCCAACGCCAACAACTTGGAATCCATCATCATTTTTATTGTTGAAATATGGATTTGTAAAATTAGGATCTCTAAAGAAATTAAAATCAAACACTTGAGTTGGTTTTGCATTAACAACTTGTGTCAAAGATGTATCAGAAACAGCAAATCCAACTTTATAACCTCTTGTAAGATTAATTGGAGGATTAATTAAGGATACAGTATGATCATCACCATCGTCTGTAATTGTGATTGTGTTTGGAATTATGGTTTTGGACTTAAAGTTTGTTTCACTTAATTTAAATGAATTATCATCAATTCTTACTATGAAGTAAACCGCATTATTAATCAATGGTGTAGCTGGATCTGATGATTTATATAAAATTTTATCACCAGTTTTGTATCCATGATTACTTACTGTAATTACAGAATTATTTGTATTAACACTGGATGCACCAAAAGTTTTTGGATTTATAATCGTTCTCTTAGTTAGATCATCGTATTGAACTTGATATGAAGTTGTTATGCCAGGTGTTAATGATATCGAAACAGTATCATTTTGTAGTAAATCGTGATTTTCTTTACATACCACAGTTCCAACTATTTTTTCAATAAAACCAGTTATTTCCTCCTTTTGTGGTTTAAGACTATGTTTAGTCCCTGTTCCATGTCCACTGTAGAAAAGACGATGTGCAGTTGATCCGATACCTGTAGAAGCTGCAGTTAATCCGATACCTATAAGATTTCCTGTAGTTCCAATACCAGCGATTGGATTTGTAGATAATCCTAAGAAATTTTGTCCTTCATTAATTGCAAAAACAAATGAATTATTTGGAAGATTGAAAGTTGAGATACCATTATAAACACTTAAAGAATTACCTCCACCATTTGAATATAAAAGTTTTTGACCTGTTATGAAACCATGATCTTGTAAAAATATTTGTTGCGTTGGAACAAATGTAGAACTAATTCCATTTCCAGAAACTTTATATGTGTATGCAACAGTTGATCCAACCCCAACCCCAGCAGTTGATCCAAGTGAAACGCTCTCGATTGGATTAAAGTAATATGGAATATTGACATTTGTTATAATATCGTTGCTTATTCCAACGTTGAAGGTTATTGCTCGATTTAAAGATGTTATAATTTGTCCAACACTATGAGCAACACCAACAACACCATTAAATTCTCTTTGAACTCTTAATTTTCCATTAATATTATCAACATTTAAAACTAACACAGTCTCTGTAAGAGGTAAACCATTTGTGCTTCCAATTCCAGAAAGACTTAAAATGTCATTTGAATTTACACTTCGAGGATTAAAATCACCAGCGACATCAATACTTGTTACGATTCCTGTGGTTCCTGTGGTTCCAATACCAACATCTAAAAGAAACTTTGAAGTGCTAAATCCAATTCTGTGTTGACCGTCAAGACTTCTAAAAGTATCTGTAGATAAACCAGAGACATTAATAACATCTCCAATGATTAAACCATGAGGTTGAGATGATAATCCAATAACATTTCCTGTTTGATTATTATAACTAAAAACCACATTATCAATTTTTACAACAGTTGATGCAATCGATACAATTTCTTTTCCACCAACTGATGATACTTTTGCAGAAAAGCCATTACCATTACCTAAATTTTTAATTTGTAATTTTTCATTAACTTTGTAACCAGACCCAGCACTCTCAATTTCATACTTGTTGATTCTGCCTGGGGACGCATAATTAACCTCAGCTTCCTGTAAAACTTTTTTACGACTATCAAATATTCCTTCATACTCTGATCCAGATGAATCAAGTTTGTATGGATAAGTATTTCTTTCTAAATTAAGTGTATTTAAATCAATATTTTGATTATTAGTTTCAGTGAAGTTCCAATCATCTGGTTTTGCAGCAAAATTTGCACCAATTAGATATGGAAATTCTGGCGAACGGAAGTTTTTAAATGTTCCACTTGTTTCATTTTGAGTTGGATTAATTGTTGCAAAATAAGCAAAAGTTCCTTTTGGATAATCTGGAGTAACGCAATATCTTCCATTATTCTCATCCAAATCACCATTACCAAGATATTCGTAATCCTCAATAAAGAATCCTAATGGAAAATTAGATATGGGAGGCCCATTCTCTCGACTTGTTTTAAGAGAATAACTAGATCTCATAATTCTTACGATACCACCATCCTTACGATCATATCCATAAGGCCCGTAAATTGGATTACCATCATAAGCCCATCCAATAATCGGTGAATGATTTAACGATACTTGTTCTGCATTGTTTACTAGATTTAAATCATTTGACGCATAATCTATCGTTCCATCACTATTTTTTTGTTTTAATATTTTTCTTAAACTTCGTGGAACATAGTATGAAGAAAACTTAGCTCCAATATCATTATCACCACGACTTAAGAATCCATCATCACCAAAGAATATGTCTTCATATCTTTTAACGTTATTAATTTGCCAAGATCTAATTTTAGGTAGAAATACCACCCCAGAGCCAGGTAAATTTTCTTGAACTCCAACTAAAGATGTTGTATATCCAACTCCACCATTTTTAACAGTGACATTATCAACAACTCCATTACTAATTGATGATATTACTTTTGCACCAACACCATCACCTAAAATTGTTAAATCTGGTGTTGAAGTATATTCACCACCTGATCGAGTTACAATTATAGATTGTATTTTTCCGTTTGAAACAATCGCTTTGTATTCAGATGAAGATCCAGAAGAGACTCTAACTGTAGGAGGAATACTAAAATTAAACGTTGTGGATGCACCATAACCTATTCCAGCTTTCTCGATGTTTACAGAGGTTATAGACCCCCTTACAATAGGATTTACTCGTGCATGATAGTTCTCTGGGTGAGATGTATCTATTCCAATTGTTCCTCTTACTTCTACAGTAATTGGTGGATAGTTGAATATATGATCTCCAGAACCAATTGAGGTTAAACCAACAAATTGTTTTGTTACATAATTTGCATTTGAGAGTGTTGTTCCAATGCCTGCGGATGCAAGTCTGAATTGATTATCATTTACCTTTAAAACATAGTAATCTTGATTTGTATCTAATCCACCGATTCTAATACCATCACTAGAATATCTAATTAATTCTCCATCTTCAAAACCATGATTATCATATTCTATGTAATCTGAAAAAGTATTAATACCACTTAGAGGAACTAATCTTCTCTTATTTTCATATCCTTCGCCTGGATTATCAACAATAATATCACCCAAAATAAGTTTTTTATTTACACTTTGAAATCTTTGTGTTCCATCAGCAAAACCTGTTAAATTAAGAAGATTTGCTTGAGATAGAGCTTCGTTTTTTGTATTTGCAAGTTTAATTGTGGATGCATCAATTCTTGATACAAAATAAACTGCATCATTTACAAGTCTTTGATCTGGAGTAGTTTGAATTGCAGTCGTTGTAATACCAGCACTTGCAATACCAATTGCACCAGTATTAAATGTTTTATAAATTACTGGTTCTCCATCTCTAAATTTATGGAAAGTTGAAAATCCAATCGTGTCATTTGCAATATTGATTGCATTTCCTGTTGATGATGCATCAAAATCTATAAAATGATCGACTTGTCTTAATCTTGATCTTAAAACAGCATTTCTTCCATTTCCTCCACTAATTTCTACAACTGGTGGATCAATATAATCAAAGCCTGGATCTAAGATATCAATTCTTTCAATTTTACCTTTAATAACTGGTGTTGCACTGATACCAATACCAGTTAAACTTTCAACACTAACTTTTGGTGGATTAATGATATCATATCCAGATCCACCTTCTAAAACATCAATTGACTCAACTCCACCAAAGAATATAACATCACCTGACTTGTAATTAGATATTTCAGTTCCATTAATTAAAATTCCAGTTGTGCCTGGTATAGTTTGATATTGATTGCCATCAAATAAAGGACTTAAAGGAATTTTCTTTAATAATTTTTGATGTTCTAATTTTTTATTTGCTAAATCTGGAACAGATATTTTAAAGCTTCCTGTTCCTGTTGCATCTACAAAAGTTTTATTAATTAAATCTGGTAAAGAGTTTGCAAGACGTATATTATTAGAATCAACACGATCTACAAAATAATTATTTCCGTCAATTAACTGACCTAAAAAACCACTTATTACATCATATGTGACAACTTCTCCAGAATAAAACCCATGATCATTCGCACCATCAGTGACTTGTATAAGGTCTCCTCCAGAGGCGCCAGTCCACGTTACAGACCGATCAGGTGCAACTATGGGTTCATTACCCAAACTTGGAATAGAGGGAGAAGTAACATAAACATCTTCATTTTGATAATCATAAGTATTTTGAATATCAGTGGTGTATTTTGTAATATTATCATGAACAGTGCTATTTCCTCTTTTGAGTCTTCTTCTTATGAATGATACTGTAGATTCATTGATGCCTGGCAAATCACCTAATATCAAAGTTGATCCACTAATTACACTTAAAACTCTACCTAAACCAATCAAGTTTGAATTAACATCAAGAACTTCAATTGAATCTTCTTCTAATAGTTGATGATCAGATTCTGTAACAATATTAAAACTACTTGATGATATTTTAGTAATAGTTTTTGGTGATTGTTTTACAGTTGTATTATAAATCCAAGATCCAAAGTTAAAGTCCTCAGAACCTTTATTGACACCAAATGTTCCAACTCTAATTCGATCACCTTTATTAAAATAGAATGTTTCCTTTGGAATTTCAAAATCTTTTAAAACTCCTGTAATTACGACCTCAATTTTATTTGTAGCACTTGCAAAAGAGTATCCATATGCAACATTATTATATCTAACATCATCACCAATACTTAAAGTATCGACCATCGTAGACAAACCAATGAATTGATTTGTAGTTTTATCTGTATAAGTTACAACTCCAGCACTGCTTGCTGTCGGTAATGATAAAGAACCGCTTGTGGGGAATCCAACTGTAGTATCAACTGTGATTACAGTTCCGCCAACTGACACAGGATCAGTAATTCGAGTTCTGCCTGGAACTTTAAAATGACCCTCGATGGTATCTTTAGATATACTTATCTGATAATAGTGTTCTCCATCATAAACAAAATCTTTAACATCAGATATTGCACCAGAGGCTCCTAAAATATTTTTATCATTTTCATCTAAATCTTGAAAAATAGTTGATCCTTTTAAATTTCGTGGATCACCTTTAATTGGCTTAACTACAAAATCCTGAGCAAAACCATAATCTGCATCAGATGGTTTAATTAAAAACTCAGATGGTTTAATAATTTTAACTTCTTCACCATATAATGCTCGAAATAAAATTTTATATGATTCATCGGTTCCTTTTGTTCGATAAAAATCTTTAACTTGTCGAATAAATTTAACTTGATCTAAATCACTATCTAATTTTCTTTGTTCAAATCCACTTGCAAAAGTAGTTTTAAGTTTTTTATAAAAATCACGAATAAAAAGATTTGATAAATTATAGACTTTTGTTCCACCAGTATGTGCAGCTCCAACACTTGTATTAAATGATAATAGATCTGGGCGAGTTGGCTGATCCATATTATCAACACCACTGAACCCCCTCACACACCCTGTGAAGGACGTTGTTCCAATCCCTGTATATGTAATGATCTCATCATCTATTTTAAGTAATCCATACCTACTTGGATAACCTTTTGTGCTATCAACAAATATCGTATCAGAAAAAGATTCAGTATTTGTAGACAATCCAGTATATTCAGTTAATGCAGCACCAACATATGTTTGTAGTTTTGTATATCGATCTAAATTTTCAGCAATATTAATTGATCCACCCTGATACTCTTGGGAGATGTAATATTGTTTCATAAAATCCACAAAAAGTGGACTTTCTGACTGCACAAACTCAGGTAACTGATTTTCAATTACCTGATTGATTTCTACTCTTTGTATTGAGGTATCAATCATTAATATCCGCCACCATAGTTAGATCCGCCGCCACCACCACCAGAGGATGAGGGAGTTGAAGAGGAACTTGAAGTTGTTGATGTCATCGTGTTTGTATATGTGCCACTTGACGCAGTTGTAGATGAAGTTGAGGTCGCAGTCGATGAAAGAACTGATGAACCGCTAGTTGATACTGGAGAACTTGAATTTCGAGTATAAGTTGGTGTGTAGTAACTATGAACGTGAACAAATCGAGATCCAGACGTATTCTCACCAGATGCAATTAAATCTTGAACGACATTTAAAGTTGTATTTGACATATCAAATTTAACATACAAGTCATTCAAACCAACTATATCATTTGAATGAGGAATTGCTTGAATTTCAATCACATTATTTGCAACGACTGTTGAAAGTATATTTACAGTATCTATAAGTATTTCTCCATGCATATAATCAACTGTGCCTGCATTTTTCTTAATTACTACAGGAGCTCCTCCCTCTGTGTATGTAAAGAAGAAGATTCGACCTTTATCTCGATCAATCGACTCGTCAGCAAGGTAAACGGTTCCAACAACACCTTGAATTGTAAATCCAGTTGAAACAATGTTATAAGATTTTTCTTGAACATGAAACATGTTACCAAAACATAATTCATATTGAGCAAATTTACCAATTTCAGATATTAAATTTCTTCGTATTAAAACTCTGGTGATATTTGAAGTAATTGATGCATCAACACTATCAATTAAACTCACCGCCTTACTATACTTAAATCTACCACCAAACTTATTGATGTCAATTGAACGTGAGTATTGAGTCAATGCGTTTGAAATGCCAGTTTTTAAATTTTCTGAATCATTAGTTAAATTTGTGTTATAATATGCAGATGACTGTAATTCGACATACAAATATTTTAAATCAACAAATTCTGGCACAATTCCAGCAACTGCAAAATTTTTCAGTCTTTGAATTAAGTCTCTTTTAGTTTGATCAGATAGAAAATCACCATTTCGAGGTTTAACAGAGATAAAAACCTTTCCATAACGAGGTGGACTCATTTCTTCACCACCATAAGCAGTTACAGATTCAACATTTGGGTAAATATATGCTAAAACAGACTCATAATCAGATGCCGTGACTGCACGATACTGGGAAGAATAAATTCGAGGTGCATAATACTTAATTGAAGAGATTGATTCAATATCATCACCGTCTCTTGAGTTTTCGTCTGTAGTGACTAATGAAATAGTATTTGGATTAATCGCAGCACCGTCTTGGTTTGTAATATTTCCTACAAAACTAAACTCAGAAGCTCCATTTCCACCCTTTCCATCACTTATAATATAAGAAACCGTAATAAAATTATTATTGGATAACTTTTTACCAATTATATTATCTCCAAAAATTAATTCGTATCTCTCATCTTCAATTTCTTGTAATAAGTAAGACGATGAAGTTGATGTAATTCCAATAATATTATCAATTTGTTTGAAAGTCACTGTTGAGGAAGACGCTTCCGATGGTTTAACTTTTATATCGATTGTTGATGTGTCAATAAAAGAATTATCAAGAATATATCTCTGATTGAATAAGGAAGTATCTACAGTAAAGGTTTGTGATACAAAATTACCTTCATAAATTTCAATATTACTGAATTGAGCGATTCCATTTACAACCGCAACAGTGATATCCTCTGGAATACAGAAGATATAGTTTGTATTTTCACCAGAACCGTTACAAATGATACCAGAATTTAATGTGAGAGTTGTTGTAGAAGTTAAACCACTCACAGTGAAGGATATCTTTGCTCTTGCAGCTCTTCGAGATCTTGGAACGTAACCAATGTTTCTGGCAAGCGAAACAACATTTTCTCGAAGTGTAGCGGAATCAAGAAAACACTCGTTTGCTGCCATATTTGTATTATATGCAGTCGTGTATGTATTATATGCTAATGCGTCAATAATTATTGAAAGG